TTAAATTAACTACGATTGATATTGAGGTTAAATCTGAACTTGGATTCCCTGATGTAGAATCTTGTGCAGAAGAAATACTTTTAATTACTTTACAAGATTATACTACAAAACAAATTCGCACTTGGGGTCTTGGTGCATTTAATAATAAACAAGAGAATGTAATATACAAATCATTCAAGACCGAGTATGAACTTCTCACTGATTTTATAAACTGGTGGATGATTGAAGATAATACACCAGAAGTTATCACTGGTTGGAACAGTAAGTTGTATGATATCCCATATCTCTGTCGTCGTATTGATCGTATACTCGGTGAGAAACTGAAAAAGAGAATGTCACCTTGGGGATTAGTAACAGAAGAAGAAACATTTATTGCAGGTCGTAAACATATTTCATATGACATTGGTGGAGTATCTCAGTTAGATTATCTTGACTTGTATAAAAAGTTCACTTACAAAGCACAAGAGTCATATCGTTTGGATTACATTGCAAGTGTTGAACTTGGACAAAAGAAACTTGACCACTCAGCGTTTGATACATTCAAAGATTTCTATACAAAAGGTTGGCAGAAGTTTGTAGAATACAACATCATTGACGTAGAATTAGTTGACCGTCTTGAGGATAAGATGAAGTTGATTGAACTTGCCTTGACGATGGCATATGACGCAAAGGTCAACTATGAAGATGTATTCTATCAGGTAAGAATGTGGGATACAATAATTTACAATTATCTCAAGAGAAGAAATATTGTGATACCGCCAAAGAATCGTTCAGATAAATCTGATAAGTATGCAGGTGCATATGTTAAAGAACCAATACCTGGTAAGTATGATTGGGTAGTTTCTTTTGACTTGAATAGTCTATATCCGCATTTGATAATGCAGTATAATATTTCTCCAGAGACTTTACTAGATACAAGACACCCATCTGTCACAGTTGATAAAATTCTTGAAGAGGACATAACATTTGAAATGTATAAAGATAATGCTGTTTGTGCAAACGGTGCAATGTATCGTAAGGATGTTCGTGGGTTCTTACCAGAACTGATGGAGAAGATGTACAATGAAAGAGTCATCTTCAAAAAGCGAATGATTACTGCAAAGAAGAAGTATGAAAAGACCCCAACAAAAAATCTTGAAAAAGAAATTGCAAGATGTAATAATATTCAGATGGCAAAAAAGATTTCCCTTAACTCTGCTTATGGTGCTATTGGTAATCAATATTTTCGCTATTATAAACTTGCCAACGCAGAAGCTATTACATTATCTGGTCAGGTTTCTATCCGTTGGATAGAAAACCGTATGAACAAGTATCTAAACAAAATTTTAAAAACGGAGAACGAAGACTATGTTATTGCCAGCGATACTGATTCCATCTACCTTAATCTGGGTCCTTTGGTTGAAACTGTATACAAAGGGAGAGAGACGACTAATGAAAGCATTGTGTCGTTCCTTAATAAGATCTGTGAGATGGAACTTGAAAAGTATATTACGAGTTCTTATGAAACGTTGGCGAACTACGTAAATGCTTACGACCAAAAGATGTTTATGAAGCGAGAGAATATTGCAGACCGTGGCATCTGGACAGCAAAGAAAAGATATATTTTAAACGTATGGGATAGTGAGGGAGTTAGATATGATGAACCCAAACTGAAGATGATGGGTATTGAAGCAGTTAAGTCATCAACTCCTGCACCTTGTCGTTTACTTATTAAGAATGCATTGAAGTTGATGATGAATGGAACAGAAGAAGATGTGATAGATTTTATTGATGAGTCCAGAAAACAATTTAAAAAACTACCACCAGAAGAGATTGCATTTCCTCGCACTGCATCAAATGTTCAGAAGTATAAATCACATTCTATGATTTATGAAAAGGGAACTCCTATACATATACGGGGTGCATTATTGTTTAATCATTATGTGAAAGCGAAAAAGTTGGACAATAAATATTCACTCATCAGTAATGGAGAGAAAGTCAAATTTCTTTATCTACAAAAACCAAATATCATTCAAGAGAATGTAATATCATTCATTCAAGACTTTCCGAGAGAACTTGGACTTGAGAAGTATGTTGATTACGATTTACAATTTGACAAAAGTTTTGTTGAGCCACTTAAAGCAATCCTCGATGCAATTGGGTGGAATGTTGAAAAAACTGTAAACCTAGAATTATTTTTTTCCTAATACCTTGACGAATTGAAATAAAAATAGTATAATAAAAATAAAATGGATTGTTGGCACTGTGGCACTGAACTCATCTGGGGTGGAGACCACGATTTAGAAGAGGAGTTCTATGGCGAAGACCATGCATATGACTTCGTAACTAATTTATCTTGTCCAAAGTGTCAAGCCTATGTTGAAGTACATCATCGTAAAGAGGGTAAAGAATGGATTTCTTGAAAGAAATTGTAAAAGAGATTGGTGACGATTTTACCAAGGTAGCACAAGATATAGATGAAACAGAAAGATTCATTGATACAGGAAGTCATATCTTTAATGCAGTTGTTAGCGGTTCCATTTATGGTGGTGTATCTAGTAATAAGATTACTGCCATCGCTGGTGAAAGCTCTACTGGAAAGACTTATTTTTCCTTGGCTGTTGTCAAAAACTTTTTGGATAATAACCCTGATGGTTACTGCCTTTATTTTGACACCGAGGCTGCTGTCAACAAAGGACTACTTGAGTCTCGTGGGGTTGACCTAACACGATTAGTTGTTGTCAATGTCGTAACAATTGAAGAGTTTCGTGGTAAGGCACTTAAGGCAGTAGATATATACTTAAAGACAGATGAAGAGAATCGCAAACCTTGTATGTTTGTATTAGATTCTCTAGGTATGCTTTCCACAGAGAAAGAAATTACGGATGCCCTAAATGATAAACAAGTCAGAGATATGACCAAATCTCAACTTGTTAAAGGTGCATTCAGAATGCTTACATTAAAACTTGGTCAAGCAAACATTCCACTTATTGTTACTAATCACACCTATGACGTTATCGGATCTTACGTCCCAACTAAAGAAATGGGAGGAGGCAGCGGTCTCAAGTATGCTGCATCTACAATCATCTATCTTACCAAGAAGAAAGAAAAAGACGGAAAAGATGTCATTGGAAATATTATCAAGGCAAAGACTCATAAATCACGTTTAAGTAAAGAAAATAAAGAAGTTGAAATTCGATTATATTATGATGAAAGAGGATTAGACAAATACTATGGTCTCTTAGACTTAGGGGAGAAAGGTGGTCTCTGGAAAAATGTTGCAGGTAGATATGAGATGGATGGTAAGAAAGTATATGCTAAAGAAATATATAAAAATCCAGACAAATATTTTACAGATGATATAATGGAAAAGTTAGATAATATTGCAAAAGAAGAATATTCATATGGAACGAATTGAGACCACTATTCTTCGTAATCTAATTTTTGATGAAGAATACTCAAGAAAAGTTATTCCATTCATTCAACCAGATTACTTTGAAAACAAAACTGAAAAGATAATATTTGAAGAGTCAACACAATTCATTGTCAAGTATGATGCTGCAATTACAATTGAAGCACTCAATATAGAGATTGAAAATCGCACTGACTTAACAGAAACAGAAATTAAAGAAGCAAGAGATACTACAAAAACATTTGATGATGCACCTGTAGATAAACAATGGTTACTTGATTCAACTGAGAAATGGTGTCGTGATCGTGCTATATATTTGGCACTCATGGAATCAATCGCACTTGCAGATGGACAAGATGACAAAAAAGGAAGGGATGCTATTCCTAGCATTCTCTCTGACGCTCTGGCTGTTTCTTTCGATAATCATGTAGGTCACGATTATTTGGAAGACTATGAGGAAAGATTTGAATCCTACCACAGGAAAGAAAGTCGAATTAAATTTGACCTTGAACTCTTTAATAAAATTACAAAGGGAGGTCTCCCAAACAAAACGCTTAATATTGCACTTGCGGGTACTGGTGTTGGTAAGTCTCTCTTTATGTGCCACCACGCTAGTTCTGTTCTTCTAGAAGGTAAAAATGTTTTATACATTACTCTTGAAATGGCAGAAGAAAAGATTGCAGAAAGAATTGATGCAAACTTATTGAATGTAAATATACAAAATTTAACTGAACTTCCCAAACCTATGTTTGAAAGTAAGGTAAATAATATTACAAAGAAAACACAAGGAACTCTTATAATTAAAGAGTATCCTACTGCATCTGCACATTCAGGTCATTTTAAATCATTACTTAATGAACTTGCATTGAAGAAATCATTTGTACCTGATATTATATTCATTGATTACTTAAATATATGTGCATCGTCACGTTATCGAACAAATAACAATGTCAACTCGTATTCCTATATTAAGGCGATTGCTGAAGAGCTCCGTGGTCTTGCAGTTGAGACTAATGTACCTATCGTCTCCGCCACTCAGACGACTCGTTCTGGTTTTAGTAGTAGTGACGTTGACCTTACTGATACGTCAGAATCCTTTGGTCTCCCTGCCACTGCTGATCTTATGTTCGCTCTTATTAGTACGGAGGAATTTGAGGAGGTAAATCAGATCATGGTCAAGCAGTTGAAAAATAGATACAATGACCCAACCATAAACAAGAGATTTGTGATTGGTATTGACCGTGCAAAGATGAAACTATTTGATGTAGAACAAAGTGCTCAACAAGATATCATTGACAGTGGACAAGAGATAGAGTATAATAATGAGGAAGAAACTAAAAAAATTGCAAATAAGTTTGCAAAAATTAAATTCTAATGACAGTTGACACTAAAAAATACATTGAGTTTGTCTACGGAGTAACAAGTGCTCCAAGTCAAGACTCTGACGTTCTACAAGAAAAAATAAGTGAACTTGTTTTAGAAGGGGCAGATGTTTCACATCTTCTGACTGCTGCATTGGGGTTGACCGCTGAGTCTGGTGAGTTTACTGAGATAGTAAAGAAGATATTACTACAAGGTAAACCATATAATGAAGAGAATATCTTCCATATGAAGAGAGAACTTGGTGATATTTGTTGGTATATTGCACAGGCTTGTATGGCACTTGATACAACCTTTGATGAAATCATTGAAATGAATGTAGAAAAATTAGAGAAGAGGTATCCAGGCGGAAGTTTTGATGTACACCACTCCGAAAACAGACAACAAGGTGATCTCTAGTATTTGTATACTAGGAGGTGGCACATCTGGTTTTGTAACAGCTGCCATTCTCTCAGAGTATTTCAAGAATATAAAGATAAAATGTGTATATTCTTCTAGTATCGGAAGAATAGGAGTAGGCGAATCAACTCAACTGGCAATCAACGATGTATTTCAGTTTCTTAGATTGAGAGACAAGGATTGGATGCCTAAATGCAATGCAACCTATAAAACTAATATAAAATTTGAAGGATGGTCTGATGCAGATTTCTTCTATCCCTTTGGGGATTTGACAGGAGATGATGTATCAGATTTTTTCATACTTACTCATCTATTTCCAGAGATAGAGTACAATCAGTTTTCTAGGTTTCATAGATATCATTCTAGATTTGGTGAACTTAATAGATTCACAGATGAGGGTTGGGATTTTCATGAACTCACTGCCTATCATTTTGATACTGACAAGTTATCTCAAGTATTTTATGAGGTTTGCTTGAGAAATGGCGTAGAATTTGTTGATGATAAGTATATCCGTGCTAATAAAAGTGATGATGGTAATATAACATCTATAAAATGTGAGAACGGAACACATGAGGCGGATCTATTTGTAGATTGCACTGGGTTTCACTCTGAATTATTGGGTAAAGTCATGGGAGTTCCATACAAATCCTATGCAAATACACTCATAAATCACAGAGCAATTGCAGCAAAGATACCTTACACTGACAAAAATAAACAACTCACCAGTTACACTAATAATGTGACTATGAACAATGGATGGTGCTATGAAATACCTCTTTGGGACGGTATGTCAGTTGGATATGTACATAGTTTGAAGTTTACTACTCCAGAAAAGGTAGATAAAGAATTTACCGATAGGTATGGAGTAGAACCAACTAAAGGTGTAGAGTTTAGAACAGGTAGATACGAGAAAGCATGGGTAAAAAACGTTGCATCTGTAGGTCTTTCGTTTGGATTTATTGAACCACTGGAGGCCACAGGTTTGGCATCTATAGTGACTAACGTGTTTAGGTTATTGGAATCATTATCCACACATTTGTCTCCTAATTCTTTTGATAGACAGGTATTTAATCATGCCTGTGCTACTGAATTGGATAACTCAAAGACATTTATAGACATGCACTATGCTACTTCTCATAAATCTGATACAGAATACTGGAGACATGTTACTAATATTGATTATCCTTGGAATCAATATAGTTGCGGTAGATCCATAGAGATGATGGCTGGTGATAGGGAC